GAACTTAAATTAATAATATGTATGTTATCACTCATAAACTATAAAAGTATTTGCAGTTGTATTTGAAGTATATTGCCCGTTGTTAACCGAAAATGTAACTATCGGTTGGTCAGTGCAAAATATCCTATCACGATAAACGATATTCGTTCCGTCTTTTAGTACCAAATTATAAAAATGATTTTCAACTAAGGCAACTTCAACTTCCATTGTAGAATAATAATCACCTGCCGTAAATTCCCACTCTTCAACAACCGTTGTTTCGTTAGTTTGGTCGTCCGTTATTTCAACAGTATCGAAGTCTCCATTTCGCGGAATTAAAGCGAATGTTTGCGCATTTGTTGAAGTAGTTAAAACTATCATACTTTATTAACTTAAAACAGTTCAAATTGTTTCTTAAATAAAAAACCCCACCTAAAAAGGCAGGGTCTTAAACCTATTATTAACAGACAATTCTAAGAAGTAATTACAATAGCGTCATCAGCACCATCAGTAAAGATAGCTTTCAATCCAGCCTCATCAGCGCAGTCAATGAAGTATGCAGGACTTTTTTCCATTCCAGTAAATGTCAAGTTATACCCATTGAAGTCACCCATTGCAGTTCCTGAAGATACAGTTCCAGCAGTAACGTCACAACCTTGGTCATAACCAGCTAAAAAGAATTGGTGGTCTCTTGTTTCAACAACAATTCTCGGACGTCCGTAAGCTAACAACTTAACGTTTTTATGCGTTACAGCATCTTGTTTCTTTAATTGGATAGTCAATACTTGCTCAAAGAAAGTAGTTCCGTTGTCTCTTGAAGTTTGGATAGTTTGCTCAAAACCATTTGCACCTTTCAATTCATATTTGTAAAGGTTAATTTGTGTTGCAGTGTACCAAGTAGTAATTTGGTCATCACCATCAAAAACAATGCTTGAAGATAATGTATTCAAATCACCATAGTTAATAAAGTAAATATTTAGAAGTCCTGAAATTGCATCCTTGCACGCTTCTAATCTTCCGTTTGCTATATCGCAGCTCATTTTATTATTTTTTTAATGTTAAACAAAAAAGGGTGGCGTATATTTCACCACCCTCGCTTATAGTTTAGTTTGATTAGTTAGCTGAATTTACGATACCGTAAGTAACTAAGTCGGAAGCAAAACCGTATTTAGCGTCTGCAGTAAATCGCATAACTACACGTACGTTTTGAGATCCGTCGATGTCTCCCATGTCGATAACTTTAACTTCGTTCATGTCATTCATCAAACCAGTTGCAAAATACAAGTTTGAAGTTTGAGAAAGCAAAGCAGTGTTTGAAGCAAGTCCGTTAGCTAAGAAAATCTTAACTCCATCAAAGTAAAGGTCATTCAATACTTGATTAGTTCCTTTGTTATCGTAACCGTTAGCACCTACTCCAGCAGCAGCAAAACCACCCAATGCACGAACATAAGCTCTATAAATGTTGTTAGAAACATAAAGAACTAAATCCTCTTTTCCGTACAATGCAGCAGGTAAAGCGTCAACGATAGAACCTAATTGTGCAATAACGTTTGTAGCATCAACAGTAGTACCAGCAATTTCTTGTGCAGCTGGTAAAGCAGCGTCAGTAGTTAATTGTGTCATGATACCAGCAAATTGTCCAGCTGTTGCGTTAACACCTCTCCAAATTGAAGTCTCCATTCCAGCAGCAACTTTCTCAGCAGCGTGTGCAATTAAGAAATCAGCGAATGATTTAGGCAATACATCAAATGCAGAATAACCCATTTGGATAGCATCCCAATCAGCTCTAAAGTCAGACTTACATAATTGTAGGTTAACTTGGAATGATTCAGGTTGAAGAACTCGCTCTGTTAAAGTTACAGTAGAAGTTGGGTCAAAGTCACAAGTTGCATTTTTGATGATGTCATCAGTAGCTACTCTTTTGATAACTTGTTTGTATTTAACGTTAGGCATGATAGTAATTCCGCCTTTTTCTAAAGTTGGAGCTGACAATAAAGCAGCTGCAATATACTTACCTGCGAACTCGCCAGCGTAAGTAGTTGTAATTGATTGTGTTGTACTCATTTTATGAATTTTTTAAATTATTTATACTACAGTTAATGTAATTGCACCAGCTGATGTTCCTAATCCGAAAACATACCAGTTAGAACCGTCACCATGTAATTCTACGAAGTCACCGATTGTGTCAGCTGAAGCTGAAAATGTAATCGTGTTTTCGTCTGCTCCCGGTACGTTAACGCTGTTTACGATAACACCACCTTGAATTTTGCTTGTAGCCGCTTTAATAGTCCAAGCAGTAGTAGCGAATAACGCACCCACTACGAACTTGTAAGATTGACCAGCTCCGTCAGCAACAGCAGGAAGTGTAATTTGCGCTCCAGCAGCAGCGTTAAGAATAAATACTTTACCGCTATCTTCAGCAGTTAAAGTTGTTGCACCTGTCAATGTTTCAACTACGCCCACTTGACGTAAAGAATCATTCGAAATGCTTGTGAATGTTGTACTCATTTTTTTTTGTTTTTTAAATTATTACTTATTTAGTTTATTTAATACTGAATCCATAATTGTGCGACTTCTTTTAGTTGCAAATTTTACAGCTTCAACTTTGTTCTCATTTTCAGGATTGAAAGAAATTGGTTTAACTTCTTCTTCGATAGCTAACTCAACTTCCGTTTCTTTAACCTCTTTTAATTTGCTTAGTTCAGCTTTTAAAGTTTCGTTCTCTTCTTTTAGTTTTTCTATTTCAGAAAAGAAAGTTTCTTTAACTACTGATTCGATAGTTTTCTTAGCAGTTGGTTTTGAAGTTTCCATTTCTTCCTTTTTCTCGGTTTCAACTTCTACCTCAGCTTCAGGCTCTTCAACTTCTTCTTCTTTTTCTTTAACTTCGGAAATAACACCCTCTTCAACAACGATCAACATACGTCCATCTTCGAACTCATATTCACCTATTGGCAAAGGAATTTTTTGTTCGTCTTCCGTTACGATAAATACTTCGTTACCTGCTTCGAATGAGTCAGCTTCTAAAACTGTTACTCCATCCATTAATTTCATTTGCTCAAGTTTTACTTCCATTCCGAGTAAAGTTTTGATTTGGTTTATTAGGCTATTTTTCATTTTTGTTTATTTAATGTTTTTAATTAAATCAGCTTGTAGATAAGCATCTATTGTTTTGTAAATAACATTTTTAGTTGGGTCTAATCCTAATTCAACTGCATTAGCTTTAAATTTATCCATTAAACCACGTGATTTTAAAGTTTCACTTTTTAAAGTTTTTTTAGCCTCTTCAAAACTTCTTTCAATATTAGAAGCGTTTAATAAAGCTGTTTTTAAATCATTTTCTGCTTTTCTTAAATCTTCACCCAAAGCCAATTCAATCTCGTGTGAAGCCAACTTAGTTTCTTCTTTGAATAGTTTTCCAAAAACTGTTTTTAGTGTATTCATAACTTATTAACTTTTAAATTTATACTTGTTCCTTTTTTACCCGTTTTGACGTACTATCGTGCGTACTCCGTCTATTTCTGTAATCGTTACGTTTTGTGGCGTTACACTCGCTGTTTTACCTATCCCTTGAGCTTGTAAACTACCGTCGCAACATTCCTTTGAGTATTTTCCGTCTTTACATAAACAACCCCTTTTGCCACCACGAGGACTCACCTTACTTTCCGTTCTCATTATATGGTTTTCAATTTAGCGATTAACCCTTTATATTGTGCAACGTCTTTAACCGCTAATTTCATGTCTTTTAGTTCTTGAATATTATTAACGTCTATTCCTAATTCTTTTGCTAATTGTTCGTATTTTGTAATTACATTCGGCATTTCATTTGACACTTTTATAGCTTCATCTATTTTATCAATTAAACCTCGAACTTCTTTAAGTATTCCTGTATATTTAGAATCTACATTATCCGTTAAGCCATAGTAAGAAGTAATTAATTTGCTTGCATCGTCTTTTATACTTAATTGTACTTCGTGTTTTGCTAATTTAATTTCGTTAGCGTTTGATTCCATTTGCGAAATCATTTTTAGAATGTTATTCATTTTTTTCATTTTTATTTATTAAGTCTTTAATTTTTTTAATTATTATTTCGTCTTCGGTTTCTTGTAAACTCATTTCATATTTGTCTACAAAGTAACCCTCAATGCTGAATCCTTTTACTTCACCAGCTTTTACCTTGTTCCAGATTTCATCGTTGTTTACTTTCATGGAAATCATCCAAGTTCCTTTTGGTAAATTGAATCCGTATTTTGCTGACTTGTCTTGTTTCTCATCTTCAATAATCCAGCTCTCAACAACACTCATACCGTCTAACATTTTCTTTTCATGTTCTAACGTGGCGTTGTTTTGGTTGGCTCTCATTAAGAATAACTCCGATGCTTTGCGTACCGTGTCCTCACTGAAATAAATATAGAACTCTTTGTCTCCGTTTTTACGGTAAATCTGTTTGTTAGGAACTAAAGCCGCACCCATTAAGATACGTTTTTCACCGTCAACTTCTTTTAATTCTACTTCGTGTTTTTTTAAGGCTACAAAATTCTCTTCGATTGCTGGGCTTTCAACAACTGAAACCGCATTGATACCGCTTTCGATTTTATTCTCATCAATTAGCAGTTCTATAATTTCCATCTTTGCCATAACTATCTAACTTATAATGTTGCGTTTTGTACTCTATTTCTATCCAAAGCCTGTGCGCTTGTAACTTCACCACTCACTACATACGCCTTTGTTGGCTGTTGCTGTAATGTTGCTAATTGATTTACGCCACTTGTTCCTATAGTTTGAAATTGAGGTGCCATAGCACCACCACCAGCACCACCGCCTCCACCACTTGGGTTTTGAGCTGAAGGAGGGCTTCCCCCACCCAAAGTTTTTAAAGCTTTTGCAGTTGCTGCAATGTTAGCAGCGATTCCAATACCTGTTGAAATATTATTCATTGCTATAACTGGCGCAGCTGCTGCCCCACTTGTTGCTATTGCTTGAGGAGTTGCTAAAGCTCCAGCGTTTGCTAACTTATTTGAAATAATCATTTTTGCAATACCTATTGCGCTTTCTGCAATTACTGCTGCTTTTTGAACTCCTTTTTGCTTTTCAAATAAACTCGCTATTAATTGAACGCCTTGTAATGCCGTGTCTAAACCTTGTTGTTGTAACGCTGCTTTTTGTTCTGCTGCTGCCTTAGCTGCTGCAATTTCTTTTTCTGTTGCTTCTTTATCTAAAGCAGCCTTTTTTTCTTTTGCTACCTTGTCATTTTCATAAGCTATGTTTTGATATTTTAAATTAATATCGTTTAGCTCATTCATTTTAGCCAATTCAATTTCTGCAAGTGCGTCTTTATTTCCTTCCGCTAAAGTTTCAAGTTCAAAATATTTGTCATTAACTAATAAAATTTCACGTTCTTGTTCTGTTAAACTATTTTGAAAGTTTTGTTCTGCAATATCTTCTAATCTTTTATTAAGTTCGTTTTGTTGTTCAATTGCTAAACGTGCTGCTTCTGCGTTTGCGCTTTTTATTAAATCGTTTTTTTCTTTATTAGCGTCTATTGTTTTTTGAGCTTCTGTTTTATTTATTTCTTTAATAGAAAGTTGAAAACCTGCTTGTTGATTTTTTAATTCTGTTAATTTTTCTTCCGCCGCTTTTATCGCCTTGTCTCCTTCTGATGCTGTTTCCTCGGGGTCAAATATTAATTCTGCTGCGCTTTTTTTGGCTCCCTCAAACCATTTTGCCAATCCGCTATCCTGACCCAAATATTCAGCAACCTTGTCCACTCCTTTTAAAAGCATCTCAAGTGGCTTAGCTATAAAATCAATTATTCCTACTAAAATATCTCTGTTTCTTTTAGCCGCTTCAACCTGTGCTTTCTTTGTAGCTTTTTGATTTTCTAAATTTGTTTCAGCTATTTTAATTGTAGCATCAAGCTCAGTTATTTTAAGTTGCAAAATTTCCTTTTCGCTTTTGCCTTGTAGCTTTAATATGTTGTCTTGTTTATCTAATGCCGAAACTTTTGCTTCCGATGCTTCTAAATTAGCTGTTGTTTTTTCATTTAATTTAGTTTGTTCATCACTTACACCACTAACCGCTTCCTTAATGTCATCCCAATAAGCTACAACCGCTCCTAACGCAATAACTAATAAACCTATACCAGTTGCTGCAATTGCTCCTTTAATTCCATTTAAAGAAACTTTTGCAGATTTACCCATGTTTTTAAAACCAGTAGATGCGTCCCCTGTTGCCTCAGCTTGTGCCTCAAGGGCAACTGTGTTAGCAACTGTTGCAACTGTATCCGCTTCTTTTGCAACTGTTAAAATACCAAGTTTAATAGCAGTGTCTTTAATGACAGTTCCTAATTGTTTAAATGAATCTTTCGCCTCAAAAACACCTTGAATGCCTTGAGACAAAGCCATAGCAGATTGAACTTTTAGCATTGTTTCTTCTACTGCTTCACCCTGAACACCTATTAACCCAAGACCACCTTGAACAGCTTGAAAACCATCTAAAACACCACCAATAGATTTGCTTAAAGCGTTAAATTTAGCATCAGGATTAAAGGCGCCTACTAAATCATTTGTAAACCCAATTTGATCTTTTAAATCA